CACCATTCCCGGTGAATCCTGCAGCTAGAATTATCCCCGGATCTTTTGAGACTTTATAGTACTGTTTAGTTATTGCTTCTGTTGCTTTAAAATTATCAGCAGTCGCTTGTAGAAAAGCTCCGGAGTTAACTGATATTTTACTGCCTATCTCAGGCGAAGCTTTACCTATGTTAACTAAAAATTCTTGATATGCAGGTGCCTTTCCTACTGCTGTGAGAATATCTTTATAAGTATCAGCAGCAATTCCTGATCCTGACAAAGTCCCTAAGGTATCTTTTAGAAATTCTGCAAGAGGCTTTGTAACACCACCTTCTAGAGCCAATAGCTTACCTGTATCACTTACAGTGATTGTCAAAGTTGGGTACTTAGAGGCTAAACTAACTGTTGCCTCTTGAGCAACTCTTTCTAAGCTTTCTTTTCCAAAAGCAGCTGTCATCTGTGCTATTTCTTTTTCTACTGCTAGAGCAGCTGTCTTACCTAGCTGACCGGCGCCTTCAGTGAAATAAGCTGCGGCCATTTTGTCTAATTCAACTTTATCTAATACCGGTAATACTCCGTCTAAAACCCCACCTGACCCACCTGCTTTATTCATAACTTCTAATAATTCATGACATGCATTATGCAGTTCTTTTGATTCCAAACTAGCACCTTTTGCCAAAATATCGTCTATACCTTGTATCTTTGTTCCAAATTGTTCAGCAAACTTTGCCATCGGACCGGCTATCTCTCCTTCAAATTTTAATAAAATAGCCTCTAACGATGCAATCTGTTTAGGATCTAAAGTCTGTAGAACTTTATCATTTTCTAGAACTTTTTTAACTTGTCCTACAAAAAATTCAGTTAGCTTTTCACCTTTTTGCCCCACTGTCTTAATAGCACCACTACTTTCTGGTAAGACTCTACCTACACCAGAAGTTAAAAATTCAGCAATTGGCTGGTAAACTTTTTGAGCTATTTTTGTATTTCCTATTTTTGTAAATCCGGTCTTGGCAGCATTACCCATCCACTTAAAAGGTGTTGCTATAAAACTAAAAAACTTTCCAATAATTTTCATTGCTGCTCTTCCAGCTGTAGCTAGTGCTGCACTGATAACAGGTATTTTTGCTTGTTCAAGAGAGAATAAAGCATTTAAAAAATTAAAAAAGCAGTCTAGTTTTCTATTTTCTGTCGCAGCTTCAACAGCATAATATGCATAATAAGCAGCACCACCTGTTGCAACTAGGGATGCCAGAATATTTGCAGGTACAGCGCCAGAGCCTCCGGTAAAATATGTTCCTGCGCCCCTGATTAAAGGAGGTAATACAGTCCATGCAATATCAATAGCAATATCACCCATAAAACTTTCTCTTAAATGTTCTGGGCTTCTAGGGTATTCAACTACTTCATAACCTAAATTTTCTACTAAAAATCCCCACTGTCTATTCCATTGATCACGCCTAACTTGTTCTAATAAAAAATCATCAAGCAATCCTTGATATAACTCTTTATCGTTTTTAATAGCTTCTCTGATTATATCTAATGGTTTGTTTTCAATAATCAACTCTAATATTTCTGTTTCTCTTAATAGTCTTAGTGTTGATCTTTCGTTTCTAATTTGTGCTAATTCATAACGCTCTAATGTTAACATTTTTTCTCCGCAAATCATTATATAACTATTTGTTAGAATATAAAAAAACCCGAACAATGTTCGGGTTTTCACTATTAGTAATCTAAACTATTGATATATCGTTTTAATCTTCCATTAAATCTGCAAATGCATCATCAATATCAGAATAAGCTTTAGTTTCTTTATTCTCATTTTTAGAACTACTTGATGAGCGCTCTGTACCAGTATCTTCTTGATCATCGCCATTCAACCAATTATTGATTATACCACTCAATTCTTCGTAAGACTTGCAAGAAAACATTTCTGTCGGATTTGGAATACTATCCATCCATTCTTTTGTCTTTTTAGAATTTTTAGACAAAGCTGTAGATCTAGGCCTAGGTCTAACTTCTGTCATGGCATACTGCTGCCCTGGACGCTTATTGCAGTTAACTTTAATATCAAAACCATCTTTGGGATCAGTAATATCTCCATAATCTTCATCTAGCATATAGTTGAGTAATGTTTGATACACAGTTTTTCCAAACGACCAAATTTGTACACCTTTATCTTCCTCACCTCTAACAATAACAGCAGCATAACATCTCATTGAGGGATAAAGCTTTTTGGCTAATTCATAACTCTCTTTAGCTCCATCTTCTCTAAGCTTAGTAATAAGTTCCTGAATTGGATCTTTATCACCAAACTGGTAGGGTGCTAATAATCCTCTTTGGTTAGGAATATTGTAATAAAACCACAACTCTTTAAAAGGTTGACCATCATTGTCAGGAAAAGAAATTAAGCGAACTGTATGTTCTTCCCCTTCTGTTGGTCTCCACATTGTGTTTCTATTTCTATTGTTTCCGCTTAACTTATTAAGCTTAGCTCTAATAGCATCAAAATCTATCGGCATTTTTTCTCCTTATTTAAAATTTAATTTGTAAGTTGCAATATTTATTTTTTAATTGCGAATTACACCTTAATAATACTACATAAAGAGATGATTTACAAAATTATTTTCCACTAAATGTTTTAATTGCGTGTCTAATTCTATTTTTTTGTTCTTTTTTACTAGGTACTTTACCCTTAGAATTTGTACCTAATGGAGTCGCAACTCCCGCTACACCGCCGGCTGACATCTCTTTGACTGCTTCTCCTTCTTCTTCATCGTTATCTTCAATTTCTTCAATTTCTTTTTTATCACTTTCTGTTAAAGGTAGTTTTATTATACGGGCAAAGAATTCCATCAAGCCTTCCTCTTCCATTAAGTCTTCCTCTTCGATATATTCATCATCTTCATCTAAAGTTGAAGATAACGCATGCCTTTGACTTATCTGACTGTCTGCATTTCCTGTATACCCACCGGTATGGTAACCTGTTGGGTTTTTAAAGACATGTCTAGGATTATGAGGACCATCTGAATTCATCCCTCCAACGCCTATTGTTGCGCCTCCTCCCATTATTTCGCTTAAACTCTTTTTTTTCACGATATCTTCTCCACTTTTACTGGTAGTATTATATTCATTTTTGACTCATACACTCCTTCTAAATTCTCGATATTATCAAAATGATCAGGATGTACATCTATAATTATGGCATCATGAATAAAACCTATAAAATTAACTCTTAAATTTTTCCATTCATTCATTAATTTATTAAATGCTAAAATTGCACAATCTGCAGAAGATGATTGGATATAATGATTTACTATGGCATTTGTAACTTTAATAGGTCTGCCATAATAATTTCTAATTATTTTATTGTCTTTATAACGATCAATAAATTTTTGTATTCCAAAGTAATCTTTAATTATTTTAATGTCAGAATAACTTATCCCTGAAACACTTTTAACAGTCTTGTTAGCGCCCCCGTATATAGTTGATATTACACCTATTTTAATTTTGGATCTTTCATAATTTTTGCTTAATTTACTCTGTATATGTGTGTATATGTCTGTAATGCCCTTTACACCTTGCATATGCATCATAACCCTAGGTTCTAAAGATATGATATCAATTGCATATATCCTGCCTCCCACATACGCTGAATCTATATTTTTTCTTTCTTCTTTTTTAAGAGTGAGTAAGTTAATATCTGCATTTTTAATCTTAACTCTTCCAGTTGAAGATGTTAAGTGATCATATATTCCAGGTGTGTATTCATTACCCTTATAAGAAAAATTACTAAAATTCGATGTAAAGTTTATTCTACTTCCTAAGATGTTAATATATTCTAAATTATCTTTATGCATAATCTTATTTAAAGATATCTTAACTTTATTTATTTTATCAATATACTTTCTCTCTCCCAATAAATATTTGTAATTAATATTATTAGTATTAACCAAAGAAATTAATTTATTATATTCTTTATTAATATCTTTTATTACTTCTATATTGTAAAGATATAATAAATTATTTAAATTATATTCTGATTCAGCTTCCCAATCATGATCAAGAACATTAATCTTTATATCTTTTGTAAAACCACTAAATTCTTTTTTTAATATTATCATTAATACCTCAAAAATAATAATACTAAAATAATTAATTATTTACAATCCTTTAGTCGAAGTAATATTTGATATATCGCCTAAATTAAAAGAATTCACACCATTTTTTCTTGACTGTCTCTTATTTCTTCTTTGCTTTTGTTTCTCAGTAAGTTCTAGATTCATGCTAGGTTCTATTAAATCGTTTAATTTTGTTCTAAGTGTATCAATTCTATTTTGACCGGTATAGATTAGCTTAGCTGTTGTCTTAAAACCACCTTCCCCAATTGTATGATTGACAGACTGAATTGTATATATCGAATCGATAGTAGTACCTGTATTCGCATCGACAAAAAATTGCTGAGCTCTTTGTAAAAGAGGCATACCGGGAGAACTTAAAGATCCAACAGCAGGGACAACGATCATATCACTTAAGTTGTCTAATGCCGTAACACCTTGATGGCCAATACCAACGTCACCTGAATCTCTCTGTTCAGTTATAAATATTGTATTAGCTATTTCATTTGATGTTGATGACTGCGCAGAAAAATTCATTACATTGCTCATTGAACTCCCTAACGTAATGCTGGGCATTGATTGTTTAATAATTCTTTTTATATCTTTATAAGTTAAGTTATCAATAGGTGACTTTTTATTTTTGTTTAAGCCAAATCTATTTTTCTGTCTAAGAAATTGTAAACGTCCCATTTCTTCAGCGGACATTATCTCATTAGAATTCATAAGAGTTAGCATTAAATCTTGACTTTTATTGGCAATTGCTTCTTCATCATAAACATGAATTCTAAGTATAGACTTATTTTCACTAGTAGTTGAATTTGATTCTTTAAGTTGGCTAGCTATGCTTTTGAGTAATGGTGCGTCTTTTCCGCCTAATGTATTATAAGGTGTGACAGTTTCAAAATAGTAACTTAGATTAGGCAAGACAAATTTAGGCTCTTCAGAAAAGTCATATTGATTTTCTTTTACATCATCAGGTTTGTAATTCTTATATAATGTTTTTAGAGCTTCATTTCGCTGTTTTATTGCTAATTCTTTTAATAGCTTTTTAAATTTTTTAAATGAATTTAATTTAGCAATTGCTGCATTCTTAGATTTTTTATCCATATTTTCATCAGACAAATCTAATATTTCATTTATTCTTAACTGCTCATCTTTAACTGTATCAATCATTTCCTGCGTAACACCAATACTAGCAAGATTGGCTATTTCTGAGTCATTAGCCTCAGCTAAATCTTCACTGCTTAATTCACTTATTAGTTTTATTTTTGCCGAAACGCCAGATATGCCATAATGCTCATATACAGGATTTCTTATTATTTTTGAATCTAATTTTGACATAAATCTACTAACAGACATGTTTATGTGATTTGTATCTTTCTCATCTGCAGACTTAAATAAATTTTCTAAACTTTTTTTAGATATAGGAAAAGAAGCAGTCGTGTGAACATATGCTCCTGCACTATGCTGATTAAACGGATAGAAAAACACCTGTACTTCTTCAAATTGATATGTTGCTGCTAGTGGATAAGCAACAAACATCATTATGACATTCCCTAGGGATGTAAAAGGATTGGATTTTTCAATTTGATTGTCTGTTAAAACAGTCACATCATTTTCTCTTAGAAAATGATCATCAGGTGTTAACACGTCGGGCTCTGGATTTTTATCTTTACTATAATGTCTATCTTCTAGAGCGCTTTTAATATGATTGAAAGGTAATCTAGATATCTTTTGTCTAATCGCGTCATTTATGCTTTTAGCCATATTTTCTTTAAAATCTTCCCCCGTAATGTCAGTAACATTCAAATACTTTCTAATTGCTGCTATATATCCTGCCTTATTACCTTTATTTGTTAATTTTTTAATCTCTTCAAAAGTTTTCCTATCCATCAAAGAATTAATTCCTTTTGCATTAGATATTGTAATTATTCCTTTTTTCCTTACTTCTTGCAAAGTCTGATCTTCAGGTTTTGATGCAGCATCTTTTTTAAGAAGCCTAGCTACTTCTTCCATTTCATTTTTAAAAACTGATGATTGTACGTAGTCACCTGCAGCAACACTAGCTGTCTTAGGAATCTTGCTTCCCATCATAGCCAAATCTACAGATACACTTACATGCCCTCCATCAGTAAAATTAAAAGAAGATCCTTTTACTATAAAAACACCTTTATCACGCAAGCTATTTAAAAATCTACCTACAACATTGCTGCTTGTTGGGCCACCTTGAGGATGACTCCAGCCATACTCTAAAACAACTCTAGACTTAGCAAATTGCTTAGGGGATACTAAAGGTGCGATATCTCTAAGTCTAGATCGGTCATGTAGAATAAATTCCAATCTAGCATTTTTACTACAAAATAAACCAACGCCCATTCCTGCTATAGTTATGCTACAATTTTTTAATGTCATTAAGGGCGCATTTGGCTCAATGATATTTTTATCAGCAGTTCTTATATTAGAATTACTTAGTGTTTGCGGTGATAAAAAATTTTCCATTCCAAACTGATCGTATTTGGTTTCATTACCACCCATAATGTTATTTTTCATTTTAAGTTTATTCAAGTGTTTACTTATCATACCTGAACTTGGTGTATGTTTTTCAAATCTAAATTGAACCTCATGACTCATGCTTTTAACATCTATATTATTCTCAGGTACTAATATTTTTACGTTTAGATAAGGCGCACATAGTGACATTTCAATACTAGGTATTGCATTATAGAAAACGCTAAGTGCATCTCCATATCTTTTTGCTAAACTTAAAGTATGTTTTGTAAACTCTACTGCACCTATAGAAACATTATCAATAACACTTGGTTCACCCTCTGATTTTGTTTCTGAATCTATAAAAAGTTGATTCAACCCCTGGCTCCCATGTTTCATTGTATTTTTAATGTTAAGATTTAATCGTTTAAAACCTTTTCTTCTAGCAGAATCATGATAAAAATAAAAATTTTGCCTAGCTAATTTTTTAACGTCTTCCTGGTATTCCGATTCAAGTTTTTTTGTTTTCCTTCTAATACCTGTCCCGGCGAATGCCTTACCTGTTATCATGTCTCTTAAATAGTAACCTCCCGATATTGTCCCAATAAGTCTATTTAATACTTTCGCATCCTGACTAGATAAATCTTGAAATGCATTGATATTTTTTAGGTTTTTTAAGTCTATAGATCCTGCATTTTTACTCTGTGTTATAAGCCTGTCTCTATCTGAATCAAACCCAGTTATAATCTTTTTAAATTCTTCAATTGCTAATTCATAATTCAAGTCTAGTATATTCGATACAGTTTTTTTTGTCATTTTATTACGCCTTATAAATATTCATAAACTTCGTCTGCATTAACTGGAATTCGAATTAAAGTCCCAGGAGGAACTTGTAATCCCCAACCTATTCCACTAGCTGCAGCTATAATCCACCACAAAGATGAGTCCCCGTATTTAATTCCTGCCAAGTGTTCTAGTCTTTGAGATTCTTTAAGAATGATAATCTCAGTTTTAAGTTGACCTATCTCACAAGCTAAAAATATTCTTCTAGCTAGTCTAGTTGTTCCAAAGCTTTTTCCACTACGTATGATAGATGTTGAGAAATATCTAGATGTAGCCATTTTTTATTTCCTTCTTTTTTGAATTTTATTTTCTTGTCTATTATATTTGTCTTCTGCGCGATCAAGGTTGCCGTTGGAATCACCTGAAACTTCTTTCATTATATTACCAACATTGTAAAGTGGCGCTCTGTTGTATCCACTGTGATCTATTCCAGGTGATATATCATGAATTACAGTTAGTGTTAGACTGATATCTACGCCAATAGGCGCGCGTGAATTGAATTTAGTTTCCCAAGCATAATCATCATTAAGCCAGTTGAATGTAACGCCGCCCAATGTACCTGCTAAACCTCTTCCCATATTTGTTTCAAAAGCCCTGGTTACAGGGTTTAAAGCAGGACTCATGAAAGCCTGCGGGCCATGTAACATTGTTCCGACTGCGTCACCTGTCATCTTACCTAAAGCACTTTTATTAAGCATGGGAGAAGATTTGACCTTATCGACAATTCTATTAGTCATATTATTTATTGAGTTAGCTCCAAAAGACATACGACCTTTTTTACCTGAAGGCGGAGTAGTATTTTCCGGTGCACCAACACCTTTTAAGAATATATCACTGTAATCAGGAAGTAAATCAGAATGTGTTACGTCAAATTCACTACCAATAATTGATCCAAGATTACCGTCAATAATTTCAATTCTATATCTTGTATAGCTTTTGGCTGTCGAGTCATTTTTTAAATTAGCAGTATTTTTACTCTCTAAGAAGTTAACAATTTTTTTACTTTTTACACGACCCAAAATAGTTCTATAGAACTGATGTTGCTTTCCTTCTACATCTACATAATATTTTTCCGGTCTTATTCTTAAAAAAACCTGGCTTCCTATTTGATAACCATATTTGTCTTGCTGATTGATTGATGCCAGTGATGGATCTACGAGTTTATTTATAGTTTGATTTAAAACTTTTGTATTGACAAATCCATTGACCAAACCTGCGGCTGTTTTTTCCATAAGTTCGTTACCAAGAAGATCTATTCCGGTATTTACTATATTTTCTTTAAAAGTTATGTTATTTAATGCTTTAGCTGCCTTACTCGCTGCAGCTATTTTACCAACAGGGGATCCAAATTGAAGTGCATATACATTTAGCAATACGTCTCTAATACTAAATCTTCCTAATCCGGGAATGTTAATTCCTGCTCCTCCTAAGTTGGTAAGCGCAGCTGCTCCATTTAGAATTCCTCCGGCGACTCCTCCTAACTCTGATGAGGGTCTTAAGTTTGTGCCTACGTCACCAGCACCAAAAACTCTAGATAGATTAAATCTAGAGTAATTTGATTTAATAACATCTCCAATTCTCACTCTAACTACGGGTGTGGCTCCCAATACTTGACTAAAAGGTTGCTTGAAGACAGCATTACCTACAGTCGATAAAAAAGGTACATTGCCAATTTGTCCTTTTTCTACTTTGTCGCCATCTGTATATTGTGGGTAGAAGAGTGTAACAAGCTTATTAATCTTATACCACATTTGATCAAAATCTTGGTCATTTGTAGCTATTAGCTTAAAAGCAAAAGATACAGTTCTAGTAGTTTTCCCATATGTCCTAACCGGATCTAAACGCCCGTAACCTGATGCATCATTATAGCTAGTACTTATTTGGTCATTCAATTGTGTTAAAAATGCATTAAATGCAAGTACTTCATTAGTTCTGATATCAGTAATGTAGAAAGGAACGTATTCTGCTTCTAGTCTATCTTCTAATTCTCTAACAACAGCAGAAGGAATTCTATTATAGCTACCATGGAGCATAGTTGCTGTATAAGTCTTGTCAGCTAAACTACTACCCAACATACCTCTAGCTGGATTAGTGCCTTTGTTAAGTGTATCCATGTCAATAGCTGCGCCTATTACATTAAGGGGTAGGATGTAAGCTGAGGGTACATTTGAATCTGACCAAGAAGTGTTTAAATGTGTCCTTTTACCCGAACGAGTTTTCATGACCCTTGTAGACGGTATATAAGGCATTTCTTCTGTGTCTCTTATATTTCTTGCGTTATCTGAAGATATTTTTCCATCTTGAGATCTTAAATGTGCATCACCCATAATTGCTAATGTATTCATAAAAGATATGACAGAGTTTCTTCTCATTGATTTAATGATCAATACATTGTTATTGACTAGATCTCCTGAAAATGCATTGATTGTTTCTATAACTTTTATTGATCTTCGTAATACAGACATGAAAATATTAATCCAAAAACTAGCATCTGAGTCTAAAATTTTAGAATTAGAAACTTCGCTTTCATTGTTAGATTGTGAGCTTCTTCCAAATATTGATTTAATTCCTACATCAACACAGTCAAAATAAGAGTAGTTTGTCTTAACAAATAAATTTTTCTTTAAATAGTCCAATTGTTCTATTGCATCCGGTTGATATTTTCCTTTAAGTTTGTGCTCAGTAACGTCCTTAAAGCTTTCTAGCAAAGCAATACCATTTTTTTCTCTACTTTTAATAGATAGATTTTCTATCTGATCTAAAACTATTTCCAAAGATCTTCTAACTGCAATAAAACTAATCGCAGCTTGCTTTTTTAATATCTCATAATTTTTACCATAAAAATATAACTTATGATTGAATATACTACCGTACTTATTTGACAATTTTTCTGTACTAACATCACCCCTACCTGATCTAGCAGAGTTCCCTAATTCATCAGTAGGAAAACCAAACGCATTTTTAGATTCAGTTGCATCTGTTGACACAGTTTTCATACCTGATTTAGACAAGATACTTTTAACTAACTCGAATTCATCCGGATTTGCGCTATCTTTAATTTGATCAGCAGAATCCCAACCACCTGCCTTGAGAAGCAGAGACTTACCAATATTTTTCAAGGATTCAATATTAGTTACAAATTTAGAATTATCAAAACTACCAAATTCATTTTGAACTTGCATTGTTCCTGATGGATTATCGCCATTTTCAAAGTTATAAGTTGATATTGAATTTGGTTTAAAAACAGGCTTACGTGCAGTGGGACTAAATCTATTGTTTCTAATTAGTAGATTTTGTGAAGCTTGTATAACAGGATTATCCTCACCAGTTTCATTGACAACAACATTATTTGTTTTGCTTAAATCTTGACCTTTGATTGTAGACAATATGTCATTTGAATTGTTTTCACCTATTTTATCAATTAATGGAGCTAGCTCGTCTTGAAAATAACCACTATTACTATGCGATTCAACTTGTGCAAATTCTATAGTTCCTTGCTGAACAAATGGTTTGTCAGTACTCTCTTCTGGGTTAGAATGTGGGTATACTCCCCTGTTAGGAGTGACACCTATAAAATTACCACCTTTAATGGGCTGCCTGTTATTCTCTGTTACATGATTGATATAATCGCCTAATAAACCTTTAGAATCATCATCAAAGTCAATCAGTGACTCACCAGAAACAACATCAACATCAACATCGCCATTAGATATTTTGATACTAACTTTATCTTGACTTGAGCCACGCTTACTTTGAAAAAAGTCCCTAAGTGTCTGTCTTGCCATCTTCTTTCTCGCTGTTTATGTCAATTTGCTTAATTGATTCTAAGTTTAAATCATCTAACTTTGTGTTATTGATTTTATTATAATTCTTGTAAATATTCTCTAAAAATTCTATAATATACTCTACTTCTTCTTCTTTATAGCTCTCTATATCTAGACCTAAACTCTGCATTTCTAAAACATCTTCTACTAATTTTTTTTTATTCATTTTAACTTTCGCTTTGCACGTTAACTAATCCTGCAGCATTTTCACTTTCACTAACATTTACTGTCACAGACATTTCACCAACTTTGTTTGCAATGATATCGCCCGCCTTGTTAGCACTTTCTTCAGTTATGACTACTTCATTACTTGCTAATTCTACTTGTTGCGTAGCTTTTTCAGTATCAATTTTTTCTTTAGCTTTTTTTAAGTTTTCATTAAGCTTTTTAATAATTGCATCAGCTTTTTCACCAGCTGCGTTAACATTATCTATTATTTTACTACTAATCTCTGCCTGTGCCTTAGCTTCTATTTGACCCATCAATACATCAACTTTACCTAAATTTCTCTGGACTGCCATGACATCATCTAAAAATTCGCCACCCAATCCAAAAGCTTTTGTATTTTTTATCGCTGTTTCAAGTGCCGGACCTCCCTTGTCAACAAGTGATAGTATTTCTGACTTAAGTTTTCTAACAGCTTCGTCAGGTGAAAGATCGTCAGTCGCTTCTTTTAATTCATCAATTGAAGTAATTTGATTTTCAAAATCAAAAAATCGAGAAGCTTCTTCAACTGTTAGCCCTATTTGACTAGATATCAGTTTTTGTTGTGCAAGCGACATGTCTTGAAAATTAACGCCCTGTTCCTCAAATGCGTCTCTCATTCTAAATAGAAATTGCTCTTGATCCTCGTTTGCCAGCATCATCATTTCCATTGCATCTAAATTAAGACCAAACGCGGCAGTTAAGTTTCCTACAGCAGAAGCAGCTTGATCAAAATTAGCAAATTTGCCTACTAGTTTACCTAAAGTATCTGCTGCAATTCCAATGTCTAATAAAGCGCCTGATATTCTTGAAGCTTCTTCATCTGTTACATTACCGAAATTTTGTACATCTGATATGACTGCTGCCATCGTATCAGCAACTATCTTTGAAGATTTACCCGTGGCATCAGCAACACCTTGTGCAAATTGATTAAATTGTTTAAGAGTTTCTATATTTGCATTGCCCGTTCTATCTATATTACGTGTAATAACTTTTTGCAATTGCTGAGAACTTAGGCCTAATCCCTTACCTATAAGATCAACTTCTACTGCATGTTTCTCAAAATTTTTGGCTATTTCAGAGCCGTAAGTTCTTGCTGTCTTGTTAACTACGTCTAGATAAGTTTTAAAAGCATTTTTAGGATCTTCATACACAGTCATCATAAAGTTGACTTGATCACCTAGTTTTTTAAATGCCTCCGGAGCAGCATCTAAAAACTCATCATCCACAGACAGTAAATCTCTATTTGCTTCTCTAAGTTCAGAGTTTGTTTTCATGTAATCGCTAGCAAATTGTTTATACGAATTTTGTAATGTCGTACCCATGTCATTTGCTGCCTTACTACCCATCATTGTAACGCCGCCGTATGACTCCTTTATACTGGCTAAAGCTTGTCGATGAGGCTCTGCAATTTTATTGACTGCATCAATACCTGCTCTTGCAGCTTTCTTAATAGAAACTAATGCGCTGAATGCATCAGCCGAGGCAGACTTTAAAAAAGAAACTGAGTCTTTTATTTCGTTAAGATTGTAGATATTACCATCAGCCCCTTCTATTTTAAAGGTTTTATCTGAATCGCTATCAGCTTTTTTTGAACCCTCATAAACTGCAGTTTCAATATCTTTTGTTTGACCCGCTGCTAAAGCTGCTTGAGCTTTTAGTCCTTCTTCATTTAAAAGCCTCTGATCAATTGCTGTCAAGGGGTTTTTATCAGATGAATCACCTAGTAGTCGTAACACATCAGCAAACCAAGAACCGGTTCTTGGATCACTATATCCGTCAAAACCATGTTCTAACAAATCAGAAAAAGCTGACTTAAAATCAGAGTTTTTTAATGTATTTGCATCAAATTGCTCACTCAAAATATCTCCTAGTTAAAATAAATATGTGTTTATAAAGTTTATTAAACTTTTAAAATTTATTTTTCTTAGATTTATTTGAGCTAATAGAATCTGAGTACGCTTTTCTTTCATCCTGTAACGATTCCAAGTATCGTTCTATATACCATATTCTATATCTGATAGGCATTGCACGTATATCTGTATATGACATACCCAAGTGTTTTATTAATAAAAATGACTCTTCTAAGAACTTATTTTTTACTTGACTAGCTTGGCCAAAAAAAATTTCTTCCTATCGGAAGCAAAACTTTAGATTTCTCATCACAGTGCGGGCAATCAAACTCCGTAAACATGTCTAAGCTAGGTTCAATTTTTGACATGTACTCTCTTAACTGTTTAGAGTCATAAGCAGGCATTATATTGACAAACTTTTTAATTTGATCTCTATCTGCAATATTGTCTATTGAAACAATACGACTAAAAAGTCGATGTGTTATTCTTCCCACGCTATTAATTCCAAGAATTTTAATTTGATTCTCAACTTCCTTTTCGATTTTTTCATCTTCATCTGCATCTATTAGTTTAAAGTGCACAATCTTTTTTGATACAGGTAATGTAAATTCAAATATTTTAGTACCTTCTTTAACAGGTTGGACTTGTAAAGTATTAATTTCTAAATTACCTAAATCAAAATTAAATTCACTATTTTTCTTACATTTAGGACAATTAACATCAGCTATGTATTCTGATCCGTAACCTGTTACTCTAATAGCTACTAGCAGTGCATTTCTATCTCCCAACAATAATTCTTTGACATCCTTATAAGAGCACATTGCGCAAGATGCAATAAGATGCTCAATTGTTGTTCCTTCTTTTGCATAACTTCTAGAAGTAAGAATATCTTCTTCTTTAGCAGTCATAGCTTTTAGTTGTATCGTTGTCTTGTTATAGAAAAAAGACTCTTGTTTGTAGAGTTTACCGCCTGATGGGAGTGGGACAGATTCTACAGGTACCTCCCAGGCACAGATACTTTCAGGTGCGCCATTAAGAGGTTTATAAGAACCTTCTGGGAATTGTGACATGTCTTCTCCGCTTTTATTTAATTATAATATAGCGGAAAAACTTGTAAATTAAAATTGCAGTATGCAGTTATCAAAGTCAATTTTCAAGCTAATGTCATGAGGTGTCCCATCGTCATCATAGCTTAAATCATTAAAGTCAACACCTGTCAAAAAAGCACCTTTAAGATCCCACAATTCTACAACTGTTCCTACAGGATCTAAAATCTTAATTTGTATATCACGCTTATAGAAATCAGCATAACCTGCTCTACCACTAACAGACTCATGATGTGTTCTAATCCACTCCATTACCTGTTGTGCGCCACTGGGTGCTATTGGATCATGAAGGGCAACAGTAATAGATGACCATGTACCACGACCACCTGCTATTCTTCTATAGCTGTTGATGAATTTAAATTCCTTCATACCAATACTCCAGTTTGGTCGTCCGGATGTCTTTACCAAAAATGCGTCAATCCCTTCAATTGATAGAACAAACCGATTCTTTCTTTTTGGTTCAAATTTATTTGGAAGCATATCTGCAACTGAAAGCGTTTCTGCCATTTTTTACTCCTATTAAAGTCTTAATTAATTATAGTTCTGCGCCAGCATTTGTTACGACAAAGTCTAGTGCTATAAACTCAACTGCACGAGTAGGCTGCAAGAATATCTTACCTCGTATTGTATTATTTTCAACATCTGCTTGTGTTGTTGTTGATGTATCAATAATTACCTTATAACGATCAACCCCACCTTGCTCTTGAATTCTCTGCATAACTGGATTAACCAAGCTATTAAACCTGTCTAAGGTTTCTTGTCTATTAGGTTCAAACAAAAGAGAATTTGCTATATTTCTGATTGATCTTCGAACATTAATCAAGAGTCTTCGAACATTTACACGATCAAGTGCAGAAGCATTTGCTAATAATGTTTTTTGTCCAAAAACAACAATTCCTGTTCCTGGAAAAGCTGTAAGTGGATTAATATCTGCATCATATAAATCATCCAGGTTTCTTCTAGATAATCTTACACCTAGTGATTCTATAGAATCTAATGAACCGCGAGAAAATCCTGCAGGAGCAAACCACGGATGTGCAATTGCGTCATTAAGCGAAAAAGCGCCTAATACAGCAACACTTGGCGGTACACTTACAGCTCCACCTGTGGTTGGATCTTTCATTATGACATCGGGATAATATGCTGCAGCAAAAGAGCTGTCTAAACCTCTATTCTTGAATGCCTGTACTGTAAACTTAACATTAGAAAAATCAGAAGATGATGTAACAATTGTATTCAAGTTATTATATTCTTCAATATCCATAAGATATAGAGCATCAAATCGATTTTCTACAGCAGATATTGCGTGATTTGTTACAGCAGGTACTCTAACACCTGGTATAGCTAAAAGCTTGATATCAACTTCTGCTTTAGAGCTCATAATATCAATTGCTTTTTTATATGCCGATGCAGTTGGTCCTTTAGAGCCTCCCAAATTAGACTCAAATTGAATTTCTCTTTTAATGGCGTTATTTGTCATTTTATTCTTATCAGCATTAAAAATATCAGTTCCGTCAGAGCCGTCTTGTAAGAAGAAAGTAAACTTAGCATATCTTCTATTTCCGGGAGTTTCTAAATCAGCAGGTCTAAATGCTCTTGTTTTATCATCATCCACAGGGGTAATAGACGTTGCTGCAGCACTTCTTACATAAGAAGCACTAACCCAATTATCAACATCCGCAGCTAAGTCAGAACCTTCTTCGCTAGCAGAACCGGTTCTAACTCTAATATGTTCTAGATTGAATATATTTCTTCCTATTACATCTGAAGCTTCATAAACATTTCTTCCGTCTTTTCTATGAGTTGGAAAGGGTTTAACTAGAGAGTTAAACGTAGGATCGAACAATGTCTGCTTATTAGGTTCTGTTAATGAAGAAACTGTATTAAATTGTGGTCCCCAATATAAGTTATTTGCTGCTCTCTTTGCTGTACCAGTTCCTAGCGCAATATTTTGTCTATATTGTATAGGAGGCGGAATAACACGTGTTAATATATCACTTTCGACAAAATGACTACTAGTATCTTTACAAAGATTTTCAACACCGCTTGACCCAGAGGTTACTACCTGTAAAGGGCCTCTAAATCCAAATGGCATGCTTTCTTTAGAAACAGTCTTGTTCTCAACACCTGTTGCAACCTCTACTCTAACATAGTTTGATTTTGACGGATGATTACCAGACACATTTATCTTTTGCGATAACTCATCCTTATCAAATTCAAAAAATGTATGCATATCGCCAATTGCTCTGGCAATATATCTATCAGAATCAGGATCTAGATTGATATTTCTAAAAGATTCGAGGACAACTTTTTGTTCATCAGTATCGTCAAACTTTCTAACTGTAAGATCGAAAGAAGGATATTTCGAAGAATTAATTCTTGTAATGTTTTCTATTGATATTTTAAAAACACCATTTGCAACTTCACCGTCTGAAAGTGCGTGTAATCTAAAAAGATTTTGTGATGGACTTTGTGATATGACGTAAGGAGAAACAGCTGTTTTATATCTATCTCTAAAATCTTCGTACAATGGTATTACAGACGTAGGTGATGTTTCTGTTCTACCTCTCGAAGAAGTTAGTAGAAAAGCAATAGGTTCGAATGTTTTTGTTGATGTTGAATCGTTAAAATTCGTTAATATTACGCCAGATCCTGTGACAGATGCATAATTTGAATGTATTCCATAATCTGTATAAAGTAAGTGTCCTGCTTTTTCTATTCTTAGCGGGTCTGTATTAAATTTATTAGGAAAATAATTTTTTGATGTTGTGTTAAATGATGCTGTTATGACATTAGGAAATTGTGCTGTATTTTTATGACCGTTTAATAGCATCACAAAATTTTGGTTATTTAAATTAACAGATCCTGTAACTGATCCTTTTCTACCAAATATTCCGTCTGCTGAAGCACCTAAGTTAGAAGCAGGCTGACCGTGTAAACCACTAACTCCATGGGAAGAGCTTAAGTGAAGAATAACACCACTTGGCGCAAGAAGAACACCGCGAAGAATAGGAACAGCGTGGTTACCGTCGATTCCGCCTGTAAAATTCTCAACATCAACTATATCGAAGCCGGAGGAGAGTACCACACCATTAGATATATTTCCTATAATCCCACCTACATCAGCTGTTAATGTTATCTGTGTGTCACTGGTACCTTGTTTCGCAGTAATGCCGAGAACATTACCATCAGTGCTAGCACCAACACCCGAATCGGCTTTTGTGACTCTAGCATGAGCTGTCCCATTAATTGCAGCAATTATCGCTGCAGCAATCTGTGCTTCTGTCACTGAACCGGTATCAATACCAATACCTATTGTATTACCTGCGGCTGGGCCGGCGCCTGTGTCGTCTGCATTGTTTATTAATATATACGTCACCTGTGAATCATTCTCACCACCGAGACTACTAGGAATGCTAAACGCTATTAGTGACGGGCTAGACGTGCGGTTGAGTCCAGTGGTATCAATAGCATCTACTGCAGTAGCTTTTGTTCCAGCTGATGTTGTAGCCTTCTGTATTCCAGCATCGCTGAATATTGTGCTACCATTTGACTCAGACATGAAGCAACCTAAAAAGTAAGATCTACCTAATACAGCATCTCCTGTAGGATGAAATGCATATGTATTGTGCCCAAGATTTCCATCATCTTGTATTGTTTGATCACCTACAAAAAATCCAGATCTATTTACCACACCTGTGCTATTGTCACGCTTCTTACCATCACCTACGCCTAGTACTCTAATATAGGTACAAGCTTGAGCGTTCTTCAACCATTGAGAGACTGCAATAGGTCCAAACTTTTCACCATCACTTGCACCAAATATGTTTTGAAATTGTGCAAAGTTAGGAATTGTTACAGGGATAAAAGCCGGTCCTTCGTTAGCAGTACCAATTACACCTGCCGGAACACCAGTCGATGTGACACCTTGACTAGGCGCAGAAAGATCAATCTCTCTTGTACTTACACCCGGACTTTTAAATATTAATTCTGCCATTCTTTACTCCATTTATATTTAAATATCTAGTTACTCAAAACTTACGCCTGAATTTGTTATAATAAAGTCAATTGCTATAAATTCTACAGCTCTTGTCGGTACTAAAACTATTCTTCCGTTAAGTCTATTTTGTTCTGCATCTTGCGGCGTATTATTTGACGCGTCCATGATGACTCTAAAAGAATCAATTCCTTGCTGACTTTGTATTGAAGCTAGCAGGGGATTAACTTGTGATATAAAACGATTTCTTGTTGCTTGATTATTTTGTTCAAAAAGTATTTGATTTGCAATGTTTGATACTAGGCGCCTAACTTCAAGAAGCATCCTTCTAACATTGACTCGATCTAATGATGTTTTTGCAAATTGAAGTGTTTTTTGCCCAAATATAACATACCCACTATTAGGAAAATTAGCAATTGGATTAATTCTTGCTTCATATAGCGTATCCCGATCCCCCGCAGTTAATCGTGAATTAGTGCCCTTTACAAATTCTAATGAGCCTCTATTGAAACCTGCAGGAGCAAACCATGGATATGCAACTGAATCGTTAAACCCAAGTGCACCTAATGCAGCAATTGTTGCAGGTACTGTGAGAATTCTTTTAGTATTCTGATCTTCAATTTTAACATTTGGAAAATAAGTTGCAGCATAACTGCTGTCAAGTGCACGTGAATCAAATTTTTCAGATGTAACTCTAACACTTGGGTTTGTGGTATCATTATCAAAAAGTCTGACTTCAGAACCGTCACTATCTTCGTAATTAGGTATGTCGACTATTGCTATTGCTTTACCATATTCTTCTGTTTTTTCTACCAAATTATCAATAACTAGCGGATCTCTTTGCCCAGGTATCGCAGAAATATTAACATTTGAAACTAAAGGATCAAGTAGAATTTTTGTAGCAGTTCTGTAAGCTCGTATATGATTATTATTCAAGCCGACACCGGGTGTATAACTTGAATGTAAACCTGTTCTTGCAATAACACTTGAAACTGCTTTACCTCCAGGCTCATCTGAACATGCCTTATCATTCATCTTTCTCATATCCGGATCCAAAATATTCAAACCATCAAATCCACCGTAAAATACATTTGTAAACTTATTATAAGCAGTAAATCTATTAAAATATTTAGCGTCTGAATGCGCCACCAAACTTGCTAGAGTTACTCTGCTACTTCTTACATTGTCTGTTACAAGATAATCAGAACCATCAGGTTTACCATTTCTTATGTACATAGCTTCTTTAATATGATCATTTGCAGATGCAGTAAATTGCGTTGCAATTGTACCAACATTATAGAATGCCACCTTTGACAAGGAAAATTTATTGTTGTTAAACGTATCTGAAGCAGAACCTGTTGTCATTATATCTAATGTTGCACCGTAAGGCCCTAAAAACTTGATATAATTATCAACCAACTCATTTCTTACTGTTGAGTCATTAGAAGCCAATGCACTCAGTGAAAAACTTGCTGAGTGAGGCATTCTTGTTGTCTTAACTCCCCAATAAATATTAGCATCAGCAACCTCAGCACTTCCGGGCTCACCGGCGAATGAAGGTGACTCCTTAACACGACCACTTGTTGCTTTAATTGTCATAGGTACTGGTGGTAAAATCGATCCACTCATAGCAGACATGGCATCTTCATCGTCGCTTAAATTACCAGTTAATCTTTCTAATCCTGTGGGTTCATCTTTTAGCGATCCGTTTGTGATTAGAGCAGGGATTCCTCTAAATCCAAAAGGTAGCGCATCTTTAGGGATATTACCTTCAACATCAAATGAAACATTCATAACAACTCTTATGAATCTAGATCTATTATCAAACTTTCCTGTTAGTGTTAAACGACGTTCATCATCAGATAAACCATCAAAATTAAAAAATAGTTTTTGATCTCCGATTTTTCTAGCTATAAAATTTTCACTATTTGGATTTAAATTACAGTCTACAAAACTTTCAATTATCTCTGTACTATTATCATTATCACTATAATTTCTAACTTCAACATTAAAAGTACCGTACGGGTTTAATGGGTCAATTGATCTTTTTATATTTGATATCGATACTTTATACAATGTGCTAGTCTCTACACCGTCATCAATTGTTTCAAAGTGAAATAAATCATATTCTACTTCTCCGTAAGGCTGAGATATAAATGAAGTAGTTCTTGCATTTCTGTATCTCGAGTCAAATCTACCAAATCTATCTCTAAATGTATCTGTCGATCCGGATAAAATTGCAACAGTACCTTTTAAACCGGCAGTTGTAACGTGCTTAATTCTTGCTATTTCATTCTCAACAGGAAAATGTGCATAGAGCAAGTGATATTCTTCGTTAAATCTTTTTGGATCTGTGTTGAGTATCTTAGTAATGTAAAAATCACTATCTTGATTGAGTGAAGCAGTAAAGATTTTAATTCCTGTAAAGCCTTCGTCATTATTAGCTGATGCAGAAGAAGAAAGTACTAGTTTAAAAGTACCTTGCGTGTTCTCATTGTTATAAGCAGATATTGAAGCCCTAGTGATTTCGGGTGAAACAGCGCTTATGTCGCTATAAGCGTCGTCATGATTAACAATTTGAAATCTAGATCCCGATGACAAGAAAAGCATTCCTCTTACAATATTTGCCTGGCCCGAACCAAAAGAATCATTATCAGTAAAAATAGGGTACCCTGTACTTTCCATCGCACTATCGTGCATCTCATGATTTCCAACAAGAAATTGTACACATCCGGCGTGATATTGCTGAGTTGATAATGAATTGTGATTAGTTGCCACGTCTCCCTTAATAATAAATCCAGCATTTTTAGCAGTTCCTTGTTTTTGAGTTGTAAGTATGTCTGCTTTTGAGTCATTTGCTCCGCAACCCAATACTCTGATATATGTCAATGATGTTCTATTTTTTAAAAACTCATTTACTGCGTAAGGTCCGAATTTCTCGCTATCTAGTCCACCAAACACAGTCTCAAATTCTGTCATTGAACCAACTGTTATAGGTACAAACGCAGGTCCGGACTTGGCGGTACCAATCACACCTGCAGGTATCCCTAATTTTTGTTGATCTCTAGCTGTTAAGTTTATTTCTTTCTCAAAAAAACCTGGAGACTTGAATGTTTGTTCAGCCATTTGAACTCTCCTCTTTTACTATTCTGTTATAAGTATCATTTTGTCGACTAATTATCTTACTCATATTGATTATCTAATTTTTTAATTATCTGACTAGATATAACTGTTTCACCACTTCTTTGGTTGGTAGATAATATCTTTAAGAATTTGACTTCTTTTTTATTTGTAAAGGGATTAACTATTAATTTTTGTACACCTAGATCATTTACATCAGGATTAGCTTCGTCTAAAGACTTGATATCATTAAGTATAAATTTATTAACATCACGCTCAAAATTATATTCACTATCTCTTTTTACAACATTACCATCAACAGCATTATAACCAAACTCTATGAATGGCGCAGAAATAAAACTTCTAATCTGATTAGGCATGCCTGGATTATGTGCGTTTAAAATATAACCGCTAACCTTAATATCAAAAGTACATTTGATTAATCGTTCACTATCTGTATAATTTGTCAAATTATTATCAGAAGAAAAGCTAGTACTAGATTTAGCAACATATTCGTAACCCTTATCAGAAATAATAACAAATTCTTCTGACTGGCCCATCATATTGCTCAGATAAATCTCTTGCATTTCATTCATTTCAGTCATGTATTGTGTCCAAAATGTTATTTTATAATCTAAAGTTAAGAAAATAGGGTAAGGAACTTGAATTACTTCAAAAATATTATTACCAATAGAACTTTTACTATTTAAATTAATAGCATTTTCACCTTGAGAGTACTTAAGGCTGTTATTTTGTCTTCTTGTTACAAATGTACCCGGTTTCGCATCATTACCCGGTGCAATATCTGCTGACCCGAAATGGTTCCTAGAAGCTACATTATCTTGATTCTTGATTCCAAACTTGTTAATTAAATTTTGATAGTCTCTATCAGTTTCTGATAATCTTCTCTTAATTGTATAAGACGGTTGATCTCTTGTTGTTATTGCTGAGCCTCTACCTCCTTGACTAGTTGAAAAATCTACTGTTGATCTAACAATTGAAATTATTGGTAAAATAATTGTATTATTATTATCTCTTATTGGATTTTTTCTACGTGTCAAAGCAAATCTTTCTCCTGCTGCAAATACAACTGGCACTTTAGTTAATTCATCATTTGTTACAATTTCAAAACTAATATCTTTGTCAAATAGTTTAAAAACAGCACGATCAATATCTTCAATACCTGCTTCGGGTATTGAATAGTCTTCAGCCGTGGGTTTTTCGTAATTTTTAAAGTTTACTTTTGCCATATTATTTACTCATCATAAAAAGAATTACCTGCACCGGAACTGTCACCTTTAGAAGAAACTTCTTTCTGACCAGTGATAGGATTATCAAGAACACCTCTTTTTCTTAATTCTCTCACATCACCTGTCTCTCCTCGCTTATTGCTGCTGAAACCTCTTTGCTGGTAAAATGTATCTTGGATAGCATCAGAATCAGAATTAGCTTCACTAGTAGGACCGAATATTTTGCTCATAAACTGCCCTAAACGCGCTTGCTTACCGGTAAGTGTTGTATAACCGCTATATTCTATTTGTCCATAAAGTGTTGTTGTATCAGGTGCTTTAATAACCTCAAAAAACTTTTCGCCAAATGAGAAAAAATCTCCTTCGAATATCTCTATTTTTTTATCAAGTAAGTCACGAGACTGGATATAAACCTCAATTGATGAATATTCTTCGCTACCAAACTGATCAGTTTTTACTTCTTGTGGCATGTACTTGACTAATGAATCAATCTCCAAAGGATTGTCAAATATTTTATCCCTTGACTCTTCATAAACGTCATGAACTTTTGATTTAATTTCTGATATTGGGAAATAATATATTTTTTGCCCAATTACATCTTTGACTAGTTCTTTAGCTACATCGCTTAAAAAGTTAATCTCTTTTGGTGTTATAAAAAGTCTTGCCATTTTTTATCCAAAGTAAATAGCTCTTCCGTTAGGAACAGGTATGTGTTTAAGTTGTTTCATAAGATTCTCTGCACGTGTTGCACTTTTCTCAATAAGTGTATCATAAGTAAGTGTTTCTAGCATTTCCTTCAAAGCGGAGACTAATTTTTCTTTATCAGATCGCCCTTCGCTAATTAGTGCAGTACCATCAAGTGAAACATCAGCACCCGGTACAGGAATTGAACCGAATTTACTTCTAACGCGACCTAAAGTTTCCATTGACAAAGCTAGTGTATATTGTCTTATCCACTGCTTTCCTATTGAATTGATATTTTTATAAGTAAGATTGTTATAAGGTATGTTACTAATGTCTGAAACTCCGTATATAGAATTGTCTTCATAAGATGGATTAAGTGGATCTGGGTAGTGTCTAACTCTAAGCCATAGTTTTTTATTGTCCAAAGCTGTAGTAGGTGTAGGGTAAATTCTTAAATTTGTTCCCATTACTTCATATGAATAATTTGATCTACGAACACGATTTGACATGTCAAGTTGTCCTGCTCTTAAAATATCCTCAAAAACAGGTAGTACATAAAATATAGTCTCGGGTGTAAATGACTCAAAACTAAATTCATTATTCAAATAGTTTATTGCTGAAGTTGTATCAAAAAACCTATATGCAGCCTGAGGATCATAATGAAACACCTCGACAATTTTCATTTTACCCTTAAGGTGTAATGTTCCATCTGAGTGTTGCACAGCATTTGAGCCTAAAGTAAAAAGTGCCGTATCACTTTCACTTTTCAATTCTGTATATAAGTCGTAATCTTGTCTTCCGCTCTCAAGCGTTATTGAGCCACTCATAGTGTTATAAGACCCACCTATGCCGGCGTCCATAGCATAAGGTTCTGCAAATCTATTTAAATACTCTAAATTTTCTCTAGGTAATTTTTGCTGAACCTCAGAACCGGTAGTATATCCTAAATAGTTCAGCATTGTTGATTTAGCTTGATACTGGTGCAATATTGCGCCGTACTCCATTGTTGCTTCTTCAAAATTTGCGAATATCATTTTTGCAGTTAACTCAACTGATAGAATATCATCACCGAGTTTTCTTTTAACAAAAGTAACCATTTTTTCAGCATCACCTGGAAAATCTGTATCACTATCAAATATGCCAAAAGGTGTTGGGCTAGCGTTTTCATCAAATGTTGCCATTGTATATACACTCCATTTATATACTTATATATATTACACGCAACTTCAAGCAACCCGATATAGATATCGATTTAGAGATTAAACTTCCAAAACAATATTATATTTCTCCTCTTCTTATCATATCTTCATACATCTCTATATTTTGATCGATCAACTGTTCCCCGGGAGAATAAATATGGCCATCGTTTGTTGTTGATTGTTGTAAACCATACTCTTTTATTGCATACTCATCAATATTTTCATAACCTGCTTGCTTAGCATCATCTTCAGCTGTCTCCATTGCTAATTGGGCTGCTTGATTATATATGTCTTCTTCATCAAAATCTGAATAATCGGCTTCCATATTATCGTAATCAGACTGTGCTCTTGCAAATGATGCATCACGCGACATTTGAGATCTATCAATTTCATTTAGTTTACCGTAAGTTGCTTTCAATATTGATAATTTTTTACTCATTTAACATCTCCTCAATATGTTGCTCTATGACTTCTGAATTAAATCCTTCCTGAATACTAACTATTCTCATATCCTCGTTAATAAAATAAAAAGTTGGTAATGAAGTCATATAAAAACCTTCTTCTGTTTCTATTGGGCTGTGAACTAGTAAGTCTCTACTACCACCCCAAACTGGTGCAGTTTCTATGTCATTGAGATCTTTCCAGTTTTTAAGATCTTGTACATCAGGTGGATCGCCGCTTGTATCCTCAAATAGCAATGTTAAATATTTTAAGTCGTAATCGTTATATTGATCTTGCACTTCTTGCACTTCTTCAGCTGCCATGCGACATGGGCCACACCAAGCTGCAGATATATCTAGGATGAACGGTATACCTTCTAAATCATAAAGACTAGTGTTAACACCATCACTATTGAAAGATTCAAAATTGCAAGGTCTGTGATCCTTTATATGTATACATTTTTCTACCTCTTGCACAATATTATTTTGTGAATTAGTGTCATCAATGATATGCTGATCACATGCCAGTAAGCTTAATAAAAATAACATGCACACCCCCTTAAAATTTTAACATACTTTCTATCAAGATAGATAATTCTCTTTTTGTCATAGTAACATTTCCTTCTTTTAACTTATCAACAGTTTTTTGTGTTTTTACAGCAGCGCTTTCTACATCTTTTTTGATATCACCCACTTTTTTCTGCACTTTAGTAACCTCTTCACCATCTTTAGTCTTTACTGTCTTTAATCCGCCAGCTTTTGATTCATCTCCAAAATCAACATACCGGGTTGCCTTTTTCATTCCTTTTGTTACTAGTTTCCCAGTTTTGTCCTGTGGTTGTTTTTTACCTTTCTTATCAGGCGTATATGTTACACCAACGCCACCGTATCTTTCTCCACCACCTGCTTTTCCTTGTGCACTAACAGAAACGTTTCCTGATCTTGTCTTAAAATCTTTTTGTGCAGAAACGTTCCCTGCGAAGCCGCCTTCATTGTCATATTCAACACCTACACTTACCTTAGGTGCAAATTTACTTGGAATAAAGTCTTGACTGTCAAAACCAACATTACCACCTGCTGTAAAGTTAGATTTATTTATGTTCAAGGTAACGTCAAAAGAAGTTTTACCCTTTGTTTCTCCTGCAGAAAAAGAATACTTATCTTTATCAGGGTCAATATTAACACCTATTGTAATTTCTTTATTTGTAACAGGATCGATAAAGCTTCCCTTGATATCTTTTCCGTGTAGATCTTTTGGATTTGATATATTCAAACCTTGGATATTTAAGTTAACTTCTTTATCCTTTATCTTGATGGGTACTGCAAAGTCTGCTTTTCCTGTTTTTATATCTACTTGTGCTTGACCGGCAATACTAACATTTTTTCCTGCTTTTACTTTTAACTTTCCGGAAGCTTGCAAGTTTTTTGCATCAAGTTTTGCTTTTGCATCAGTATGAGACTTGACAGCAGCAGCAACAGCATTGGCAACTTGTTTTAAATTATAGTCACCTTGAGTTTCTTTTGCATCAGGCTTACCTGCTTGTTCACCTGTATCACTATCACCATTATTGAATTGTTTTGTATCTGCTTCTGCAGACTTTTCTTCATTAATGAAATCAAGTAATCTGTATTTATAATGTTTCATAATACCTCATTTAAGTATAAATATACGCAGAAAAAAGAAAAGGCCAACCAAATTGGTCGACCTTCGCTAATTGAGTTTATCTTCTTATTTTTACTTAGTCTGCACAAACTTATAAAGTTTCTCAGCTTCAGCTATAATTGCTTCTGTTGTTGGGGGGTCTGGCCATGTCACAGTTTTGGGGTTAACCATGTCACGATCACATAAGTATCGCAATCTTTCATAACTTTGATGATATCTCTTTTCTAATATTCCTTCTGCCTGACTTAAGAGTCCTGCTCTTAGAGAAAATGGGCTACTATCGCTCATAACTCCTCCTTTTTGTGTATGTTATATGTGTGTGATGACGTTTTGTACGTCTTTGTAATTATATGATGAGAGAAGTGTGCGTAAATAATAAAGACACTACGAGAGTGTCTTTAATTTTACATACTAATTATTATTAGTGTGCGTTAACTGCTGTTCCAGAAAATAATGCTGCTAACGTTGCTGAGTCAATAGAACCAATGCCATTAACTCTTACATAAACACTATTTGCTACACCCGTATAATAAAATGTTATTATAGTTCCTGGTGCACCTATTCCTGATGTAGCTGCATTTCCATCTGCTGCATCAAGAATAAGACTCTTAGCACTTGTTGTAGCTACATATGCATTATTAGCAGTTAGCAGCCCTGCTGATCCATCTGATATTGTAGTACCGCCTCCTGTCATTGTTGTTGTGACAAATCCTACATATGCATTATCTGCAGGCGATAAACCCATAACAACTGTTATAACTTGACCACCATTTGAAGTTGTTGCTTCAGGAAGTCTTATATAATTCGTATCTGCTAGAGCTACGTTTACCATAACAATATGATTTCCATAATCAATTAATGATAAGTCTTGATTTCCTGTTGCAGTAACGTAAGTATAAGAAGTAGGTAAATAAACTTGTGAACCTGTCTCTTGATACAAACCTTTTGCTGTTGTGTATTTTACACTAGGCATGATATCCTCCTTTAGATTAATCTATTATGCGTTAACTGCTGTTGTAACGAAAGTATTTGCCAATGTTGCATTATCAACTGATCCTATAGCATCCATTCTAACAAGTACTTTATTTGCTGCGCCTGTATAATAAAAAGTTATAACAGTTCCTGGCGCACCACACCCATCAGCTGTTGATCCGTCAGCATCCAATACGATTCTTTTAGCATTTGTTGTAGTTACATATGTGTTATTAGCAGACATAAGTCCAGCATCGGCATCTGAAAATGTTGTTGCTCCTCCCACCATTTCTGTTGTAACAAAGCCAACGTATGCATTATCTGCAGGTGCGACGCCTATAACAACTGTTATAACTTGACCACCATTTGAAGTTGTTGCTTCAGGAAGTCTTATATAATTCGTATCTGCTAGAGCTGCATTTACCATTATTACATGATTTCCGTAAGCTAAATCTGAATAATCACTTGTAGCTGTATCTGTCTTATATGTAAATGCATTAGGTAAATAAACTTGTGAACCTGATTCTTGATATAAACCTTTTGCTGTTGTGTATAATACTTTTGGCATAATTTCCTCCATTAAATTTTGAGATTACTTGTCCACATGATTCCGACACGACGGTGGGGTCGCCTTTATGCTATGTGCCAGGCCTAATACTAAGTATGTCTAAACACCTAAATTATCTAATTTTATTTTCCATTTTGGATTATGATCTTTTAGAAAACTAATTAGTTTTTCAACTCTTGGATCTGCTCCACCACTTGGTTTTGCTTTTAATTCTTTTTTAAGTGCAGCAATTTCTTTTTTAAGTGTTGCGACGTCTTTTTTTAGTGCTGCACACTCAGTTGCGCAATCTACTTCTTCTTTTTTCTTTAATGCCATTTTAATTCTCCTTTAAAAATGTCTTAGTTATAATTATGTGTCTCTAACTGTTTTTTCTTAACTCTTTCCTGTAGATCCAAAACCACCTTTTCCACGTGCTGTGTCACTAAGCTGCTCTACTTGCTCAAACTCTATTTGTGGGTATGGTAAAATCATTAGTTGCCCTACTCTTTCGTTAATACTGTAATAACCCCTACCGTCTTCTTTAGATAATTTAATCATTAGCTCACCACGATACCCACTGTCGATAACACCAACGCTATTTCTAAAGCTGTGACCTGTTTTTGCAATTGAAGAACGCGGGAATAGCAAACCTACATGGCCTTCGGGTATCTCCATTGCAAACCCTAACCCAATCACCACATTGTCGTTGTCATCTGGCATTGTTGAAAATGCATACACATCAGCACAAGCATCACCCGGGTGTGCATATTTTGGAGGTGTAGCATCCGGATATAACATCTTAATTTTTACTTTCATTTAAGCTCCTTTAATATGTACTTATTATAACAGGTTAAGTGAGTATATACACAAGTTTTGTGTAAACGTTTCACCATAAGCAACCTCGTTTACTTAACGCCTAAATATAAGCTCATTGCTGCTTGGTTAACCATGTGCATATCAATAAGTGGCGCTACATCTTCACACACACCAGTTGCTTTTTCTTCTATCTTTTGACTATAAGCACCTTTCGGACCATTACCACGTATATTTGTCTCTTTTTGTAATACATCACACTTTTCTTCCTTATACTTCGTGTGTGTAGATGAACCGATGATCATTCCTCTATTATTATATAAAGTCAAAACAAGCATTGCAACATCAGGAGTTTCATCGATGAATGTTGTTAATGTCCAATTACCATTTTCAATTCCGCAATACAGTGGGTCATCTTCATAGTTACATTCTGTCAAACTCTTTATATTAATACCAGCATATACATGTATATCATCATGTCCTTTTAAGAATGTACTGTTTGCATGTCTAGGTAGAATAGAAAGTACTAGAGGATCTAATACAACGCTTCTATTTCTTACTTGTCCATAAATCGGGTCTGCTATATAAATAACGGGACCGGTCAATGTTTGTTCATTTACCTGAATTTGTGGTGATTCATGAGGATGCGCAAAGCATAATGATAATAAAAAATGTAAAAACATGGTTTCTCCTAATAATATTATACAAAAAATAATAAATTTATAAATAGCACGTGCAAATATAAATGTTTTAGTTTATAATAATTATAAAGAGGTAAATATGATATTTGTAAATATAACAGCACTAACAGTAGTTTTAGGGCTTTTTAGCTTTTGTTGGAATATTTCAAAAGACTACTACTTTCCTGACACTCCTAAGGTAGAATTTAAGTCTTATGAAAACTTTAGGAAAGGCGACATAATACGCTACACAAACAAAGAACACAATCTAGACTTACAAGGTCTAATTGTAGATATAAAAAATGAAACATATTTGATTAAGTGGTATGGTTTTCACACACAGTTACAAAATCAAACATGTTTCTATATCAATGAAAGAAGTGAGTTAATATCTTCTACGTTTTCTTGATCTTTTTTCGTAAAGACCTAGATTATCATACCCGTCATATGTAGGATCTTGAGCTCCGTATTTATCTGAATACCCGCGATTTTGTTCATAAGTATTAACATCATCAACAGGAACTGATGAGGATATAAAGCTATCAGCTATCTTTGAATTTTTATTCAATGCTGCAACAACAGCATCTTCAGGTTTCGCTCCATCTATTATTGCTTTACCAAGAGCATCATACTCTTGTACATGTAAAGGATCTCCTGTTAATCTATCTGTCGGTACGTGAAATTTAGCATCTAAATAACCTAATATAGCAGTTATTCCTACTATAGCAGTAAACCCTAAACCTGCAGCTAAGGCTGCACTTTCATTTAATTGTTTAGGCTTTGTTACATTGTGATACTCTTCTTTAATAAGACGTCTAAGATGTCTTCTTGTAAGTCGACTCATATTTTCTCCTTTTAATATTAAATATCTAGCTCAGTAATAAAAAATAAAAAAGGCACCTAAAAGGTGCCAATTTTTTTAACAAAACTCAACTGAATAAATTCTAATTAAATTAGATGATATCCATATCGAGACATGTTACTGTTCCGTAGAAGTCAGCTCTAACCATCTTCTTACCGTAACGAGTCATTACACCTTTACGAGGTGTGAAGTCCTCAGGAGCGAAGATTGTAGGAGTAACAATAAGCGGAACGTATGGAGCATAAACGTATCCAGTTTCAAGATATGATCCACCTTTATAACCTACAAGGATCTTATTTCTAGGGAAGTAAGGATCTTTGTAAACGGTGAAACGATTTGAAAGAGAACCAATAGATTGACACCCGATGTTAAATTCAGGACCGGTTTGACCTTGACCATCAATTTTAATTGTTGGCTTGTAAAGAACTGAAGCTTCAAAGATTGTAGCTACTTCAGGTGAAACAACAAGAAAGTTTGCAGATCCACGAAGAGTTTTTCTATGAATTTCATTTCCAACGTCAATGATAGTTTCAACAAGCGTTTCATACCATTCACGAACTGTACCAGTAAACTGAGGTCCAGTTGCCAATGTAGAAGCCAATTCTTGAGAAGCACCAGTTCGCTTATTAACGAATTTACCAGGAGCACGTGACCAATAGAAGTTAGCACCTTTTGCTTCAACAAGAAGGTCATTAAGAATCTCACGATCGATTTCCAATGCAATCTGCTCAGAAAGAATCTGGGTCAATTCAACCTCAGCATCCAATGAGTGATAAGCATTAAGATCTTGCGCAAGTTCTGGTGACCAACGAGCTCTTAGCTTACGTGTAGTCGCTGTAACTGCGATAGATTCGATCTTGATGTCAATTTCAGGAATTACAGGTTCTGGATCTGATTGGAAGTTTGATTCAAACCCAGGGATAACCAAAGTTGAACCGGTTCCGCTATTGTTAGAAGCAACAACACTGTCAGAAATAACAAATGAAGCTGTCAAATCTAATGTATTACCGGATTCTGCCTTGACATCTTGCGCATTTGTACCTTGCACGACAAATAGAACAGCAGCATCTACATCAGTCAGTGACTTAAGTGGATCAGGTGTAAAGGTAATGCTACCAGGATCACCACTTACAGTACCTAGTTGATTAAGTCGTCTAATATTTAAGATTCCATTACCTGATTGAACAGCTGAATTAGGTACAGTCAAACCATTAGCAGCATTGTTTGTTGCTGTTCCGTCGTAACTGTGTAGTGCAATAGACTTAATTGCAGTTGGATCTAATCTTCTATTTGAAGCAGCATCTTCTTGGAATTCAGAAGCAGACAGAACTAAAAACTGGTAATTAAACGTTCCATCATTAATGTGCTGTGCAACTTGTGGATCGAATTGTAAAAGCTTACCATCCGCACCTGCGACTCCGACATTTGCATCATTTGTATAAGATTGTGCTGCAGCAGTACCAAAAGCACCTATGTGTGCATATCCAGCATCACCACATGCTAATTTCTTTGTACCGTGAATTTGTGAATAAGAAGTACCTACAAGATCATATTGACCACCAACAGCATCAGATCCTGTTCTAATACCTTTACCGGCAGGGTTATTATAAAGTGATTGACCTTTTTGATATGTTACTTTATCACCAGCACCTGTTGTTCCAGCTTGTGATCCATCATTAGCAGTGTCACCACCAACATCAGATCCGTAAGTGTAATCAAGATAGAAAAGAAGTCCAGATGGAAGTGACATAGGTTGAATAGATACTAGATCGTTAGCAACCAATCCTCCAAAAACTCTTCTTACAATTGGGAATGCGATGTTTGAAAATCCATCAATTTGTCCGCTATCACTACCTGCAGATCCAAGAGTATTAGCTTCTCTAAGAAGTTGTGCTGCTTGATTTTCAAGCAATTGTGACATGGTTTCACGATGATGTTCACCCATTCCACGAAGCAAACCTGTACGGGTCCACTTTTCAACTAGTCTATTTCTTTCAGTTCCCAAGTGTCTCTCTCGAATACCCTCAGTAAGCTGATTCATTGTAATATTTCGTGCCATTTTAATTCTCCTTAATGTGAATAGCAGTTAATTAATTATTTAAGACCTGCAAGTTTTGCCCATCTATTAACTTCACCGCTAGCTTGTGTTGAACTAGCTGATCGTGTTGTTCTAGATGAACCTCCCAAGCGGGTTGATTCTGTAAGCGTCCCTTTAGAAGACTTAGCTTGGCCAAATGACTCAGTTAAGCTTTTATAAAGAACTTTTGCTTCTCTTAGATCTTTAGCTTCGTCAAGTGCTTGAACGATAGAACGTTTTTGCGACTCGCTAATGGTCTTATTTTGAAGCAATTTATTTACATAGAGTAACTTAGCATTAAAAAGGTTAAGTTCCTCCAACTGCTCACGAAGTGTATTAACAGCACTTCTGTATTTTGTCAGCTTATTTTGCAAAGACGAATTATTTCGTCTCTGATTACGCAAAGCTTTTTTCATCTCTGCAAGAACGTCTTTACCGGGCTTACCGCCTCCAAAGTCTCCGCCTTTAGCATTAGCAGATCCTTTTCCACCGTAAAGATGTTCATAATCTTTTGCGATGCCACCAGCTTCATGAGCTAAACCTTGACCTTTGGCCTCGTTAACTCTTCTTCTGATTCTTCTCAATTCGTTTTGTAGCATTCGTGGGTCTACTTCAAATACCTCTTCAAGAGTTTCATCTTCTTCAGCATCTAATTCTAAGTCTAATTCAGGTTCTTCCATGTCCATTTCCATGTCCACGTCTTCTGCCGGTTCACCACCAATTTCTAATCCTAAATCAGCAATAAGCTCTTCAATTTGAGCTTCAATATCGTCTTTAGAAACCATATTATCACCATCTTCACCTTCAGGCAAGTCTGCAATCATTTCATCATCCTCTTCAGGAGGCATAGCTTCCATTTCCATATCTAGATCCTCGTCCTCTTCTGTTAAGTAATCAGTGTTTTCACTCAATGCATTTCTTAATGTGTTAAGGTCGATTTCATAAAACTTTTCTCTATTAGGCATATTTTTCTCCTCGTTAATAGTATATAGGTCATCACCTTTTAAAGTTTCCACGTTTGTATTCATTTTTTGTGTTATATTCGATAATTTCTTCCGTTCATCAGAAGAAAGTCGATTCATTGCTTCATTCAGTGCGTAGCTAAGATCTAGATTCTTATCTTGCCCAGAATTTATCATATCTAACAATGTATGTATAGCAGACTCATCCAATTCAACCATTTCGTTATCTGGTTCGCCTTCGTTGTCTTTCCTATCATCTTCATCTTTGTCTTCTTTGTCTTCTTTGTCTTCTTTTTCTAAAATTTGAGACTCGATAAATTCTCTAATTTTAGGTGTTACAGACTCAAGAATAACTTTTTTTGCATTTTCTTCTGCAACTTCTCTTATTTTTTTAGCATCGACTAATGCTTCTTCGTAAAGTTTATTAGACATATTGTCTTACTCCAAATTTATTATCTTGTATACATATTCTTTTAAAACTAAAAATAACAATTTATTTATTGAGCTGTTTTATACGTTTTTTCATCTTTTTCATCTTTCTTTGTTGTTTCAAGAAAGCTCGCTCCATAGGATCAGTACTTTTGTAGTCAAAATCAACAGGATCTTCATCATCTAAAAAAATAGGTGCCCTACTTGTACCAAATAGTGTCCCAGTCTTTCTTAAGTTGCCTGTTGTTCGAAAAGCTTGACCTGATCCTCCACCTCCAACAGGTGGCCCATCAAATTTACGCTGTCTAAATGGAATCATTCCTTTTGTCGCTGTATTTGTATGATCACTTTTTTCATTAAGCGCGCCTGCTTGTCTCATATTACCGCTTGTATGTGATGGATCTGATCTTTTCCTATCAATGGAATAGACAGGTCTATATAATTTTTTAGATATAGCTTCTAAGCTAGCATCATCTATTTCTATATCATCATCTTCTTCTATTGGTTCTACATCATAATTGTACATAGGGCGCGAATTACCCACAGTCAGACCCAAGACTTTATTTGGAGTTAGTGTAATACCACCCCCAGCATTTGTGTCATAATTGTTAAGCCGATAGTACTCGAATATAATATCAAACATACTTAATTTTTACCGTCAGAACCTTGAAAAGATCTACCTGAAATATAACTTCCTATTTTCATATTAGCTATATTTTTTGTGGTCTTCGCCGGCGAAACTAGGCCTCCGAGACCGGTACCGAAATTATTAATTGCATCAACATTTCTTATCTCACGGTCCATCTCTCTTTGATCATTAGCATTCGATGATCCTGGACCTGGGCTAGTTAAATTCGGTGCATACGGAGAAGCAGGCAAACCATTCCCACCTGTTTCTACATTTTCAAAATTAGGAACGCCATTTTCAAAATTCATGCTGTAATTGTTTACACCGTAACCAGCAACATTTTCTGCATCTAGAACTATATCTTGATAAAATTCTACACGTTCGCTATCAGACATTTCACCTTTATAGATGGGAGAGTCAGGAAATAGTTTCTTAAGATTGTCGGTATTGCTAGTACCTTTGCTCTTTTGAATAACATTTGCATACTCAACAATCGTTTGCTTTAAAGTAGACATAATTTTATCTCGACGCTATTTTTTTCTTAAGTTTTCTTCTTAAGTTTCTAATCTTTTTAAGCTTAAGCATTTGTTTAACTTCAAGTAAAGCTAATTTAGTAACTTGATCTATTCTAGACTCTGTTAATGATACTTTTCGTTTTTTGGACTTTGCCTTTTTAATCTTAGCTTTTTCTTCACTGATTATTCTTTTAATAACTTGTGGTGTAAGCTTTTTTACTCTAGCCATGTTAACTCCTTTTTTGTAAATTAGATCACAATTCTAAATATCAATCCCGAAAAATATTTTCTTATTTTTTTACCGGATCAGCAAATGCTAATTGTGCCCACTTACTAGCAGATTCAGAAAATAATTCAGTTGGGTCAGAATTATAAGCTTTAAGCGCAGCTGCATCACCACCAGACTTAATCGACATTCCTCTTTGAGAGTCAGCTCCAACTTGCTCTCTTAAAGTACTGCTAGCTGTATCTTTAAATATCTCAGACATGACTGGATCGTTTGTTAGTCGACTTATTGATTGTTGTGTTTGTTGATTAATTGCTTCTTTTTTTTGTGACTCAGATTTTCCAAAAGAAATACTATCTAAGTGTTTAGATCTAGATTGTGTATTTTGTGAAGGTTTGGGTCTTTTAGGACTAGAAGTATTATGTCTTGTTCTGTTATTTTGTCTAGAAAAACTTTCATTAATAATTTCATCACTTGTTGATTTATCAAAAAAACTTTCAGCAAATATTTCAACAATACATTCTTTTACAATTTCTTTTAAAATACTTTTTGATAATTTTGCCATCTACCACCTCAATATATCATTAAATATTCTATCAATTTTATCAGTTTTGTTAAAATTCTTATCAACATCGCTTAAAGATATTTTTTTAGACTCAGTCATCATAAAAGCACCCGGTGTGGAAGGTTCTGATACCATGTCAAAACAAATGAGTTGGAAATCATCTTGCACAATTTGTGTGTCACCTTGTCTTTTTGTTGATCCAACTCCTCTTGATGATATACCTAATGTTACACCACTTTCAATAAGCGATTGAATTATTTTTCCCGCCGGCGTATTAAGGATTTCAATGATTCCAAAAACATCATCGCCTCGTAGAGAAGCTTCTCTAACAATATGAGAAACGTTTTTAAGTTCAACAACAGATGACTCTGGATGATCACATTCACCTAATGCTCTGTTTTCTTTAATAAGCTTTTGATAATTAATAATTTCTCTTTCCAAGATTGACTGCGGGTATATTCTTCCATTTTGATTAAGTGTATTTGCTCTTTGTATTATACCTTTTAACATCATCTTGCCAGTAGCATCACGTTGTTCTAATATAAGCTTTTTATCGTATTCGAAAGGAGTCCACTCTCTTAATAGTTTTTTATCTTCAGACATCTTTAATCCCCCATAAGTTGATGTTTAAGCTTAGATAACGTCATGAATTTCTCAACAATAGAATCATCTACTTCTTGCAAAGAAATGATATCAACTTTTTTGTAAACTTCATTGATTTTAGAAAGTAAAACTTGATTATCAGTTTTTTCTTTAAAAGCTTTAATTGATTTAAGCGTAGATTCTTTTAGATTAGCTAAATATTCTCTAAACTTATCTTTATCATTGGAATATAAAGCATAATTTCTTATAATGCTCTTTTGTTGTGTTGTTAATGATGCATCATACTTTTCATTTATTTTCTTTGATAGAAGATTAACAACTAACTGATCAGCACGTGGGTCTAAAATTTCTACATCTTTGTCTAATTTTTCTTGTAATAAGTGTTCAACAATATTTTTTTCGTATTCTATTACTTTTCTAAGATTAGAGTTATCGCCTTTTTGCCACTCGTTGAATAATGTCTGGATTGTTGCGTAATTTTTATAATTTTTAACTTTACAATTGTAAAAATTATCTTCTTTTAAAACGTGATTAATATCTTTGATGAGTAGGGATTTTTCATTTATTAATTTTTTATTGTCAAATCTTTTAACCGCATTCTTCGCTTCAGTTAATACGCTAGCTGCAATATGTGTTCCGCTAACTGTGGAATTAACTAAAGCATTAAATATACGCAATTCTTTATAAAGTTCAGTACCTTTTTTGAATCGACGTTCAATTATCTTAATAGCTTTTTTTGCATTACGCTCTTTATTGTTTATGACATTCTCAGCAATGTAGTTTAAGAGAAGTTCATAAACAACACCTACGTTTCTTTTTTTGTTATGTTTCATCTGTTCCTCCTATTTCATTTTCTTCAAATAGTATTTTAGGTGACGAATTGATATGATCATCAAGTGAATTTAGTGCAGATTTTATACGTCCACTCATTTGTGCGTTTTGTTGTATCTTATTATCTAAGTATTCATTTAAATCTAATTGATCCTCATCATTTTCCGAAAGACTGTAAGATTGTTTCAAATCAGACATTTCTCTTTTCATGCCTGTATGGTCATTTTTATTCCCTTTGTTTTCACCTGCTATATCAAGCTGGTCAGTACCAGTTAATTCCTTTGTTTGTCTTTTTCTTCTTTTTTCTTTAATTTTTTCTTCTGCTTTTTTTTGTTTTTCCTTTACGTCGTCTTCAGATAACAACCCTTGTGTTATTCTTGCAATATTTTGTGCTACCCTGATTGGTGTTTCTTCATCGTCTATCTTAAGTTCTGCTAGCGGTGCTTCACCTCCTGTATCAGGCGGTTCTTCTTCAGCAGGAGGCTCAGCTGCTAGATCGGGTGCATCACCTTCGTCTCCTCCAAATAAGTCATCACCACCTCCGCCAAAGGGTTCATCATCTCCTGCTACAGCGCCATCTTCAGCAGATGATTCTAGAGTAACAGCTTCAATCATTAAATCAAATTGCTTGTCTTCCTTGAGGCCGGTTTTGATATTATCAATTTCTTCATCACTTAGTCTTAAAATATTTTTTTGAATCCACCTTCTATCTGTTGCATTACCAACACCTGTAACAGTTTGTGCTGCTGTAAATCTCTTTTCTATAAGCTCAAGTTTTTGTATTTGTGCTATAGTTGATGGCGTAGATAACGATAGATTGAAATCTAAGAGGTCTTCGCCGGTATAACCATTGCAATATAGGTGTATAATTGCAAGTTTATTCATTTCAGCTAGCACAGTCCTCTGTATCCTTGCTATAGTTCTTGCAAATCGTATATCTTGCTGAGATAATGTTGCTTTACTACCTAATCCCTCTTCGTAACCAAGATATGCCTTCGGTACCTTAAGCGCAGCAAATAATTTTTTCTGAATATACTCGACGTCAGTTGTTTCACCTGTGATTGATTGCCCACCAATATCTTCAATTTTAGTTCCGCTTTCTCCGCCTCTAACCGGTATGAAGTAATCTTCATCAATTGACAAAGGATTATATCGCAAATCAATTCGCCCGGTATTTCTATCGACCACAGAAGATTTCTTAAGAGAAGATTGTGCTTGTTCCATGTAATTTTGTATTTCTTCTGGCGGTACATTTCCAACATCAATATA